TTCGGGTGAGCGCGTAGACACCCCCCTGGAGGCCGAAGTGCCGGCCGGCCATGAGATTTTGCACGGTGTTGAAATCGATAAGAAGGGCCGGCACGTGGCCTATTATGTGCTGGCCGACGATGGCAACTTCAAAAAGGTGCAGGCCTACGGAAAGAAAACCGGGCGCCGCATTGCGTGGCTCACCTACGCCACAGACAAGCGCCTGGATGATGTGCGCGGCCAACCCATGCTGGCGCTCATCATGCAGAGCCTGCAGGATATTGACAAATACAAAGACGCGGTGACCCGCAAGGTTATGATTAATTCATTCATAACCGGGTGGGTGAAGCAAACCAAGGCCAGCACCCCCTCGGGCGTTTTGGGCCGCATCAAAGTGGGCGGCAGTGACGTGCAGACCGCCGGCCCGTCGAATGAGCCCCAGCAGTTTACGCAATCCAATTTGATGCCCGGCACCATGATCGATAGACTTGCCGAAGGTGAAGAGATTACCCCATACAATGGGGGCACCACCGACGTGGCAGACTTCCCGAAATTTGAGGCGGCCATCGTGGCCGCGTTTGCGTGGGCGTTTGAAATGCCGCCCGAAGTGCTGCAGCTAGTTTTCCATCAAAATTACAGCGCAAGCCGCGGCGCGGTTTCCGAATTGAAAATGTATCTGGATAAGGTGCGGTATTTATTCGCCTCGCAATTCTGCGTGCCGATTTACCGGGAGTGGCTGCTTACCCAAGTTATCAGCCGGCGCATTTCTGCCCCTGGCCTGCTGGCCGCGTGGCTCAACCGAAACAGCGCCGCGGCCCGGTATCAATACCTGGCTTGGGTTTATTCGGAATGGGTGGGCGCTATCAAACCATCCATGGACCTGGGCAAAGACGTGGCGGCCTACGGCGCCGCGGTTGACCGCGGTTGGCTCACCGATGACGATGCATCAAAGGAATTATTTGGAAAGCGTTTCCGGCGCAACATATTGAAGAAGGCGCGCGAGCAGGCGTTTGTAGAAGAGCACGGCGTGGTGTTGAACACCGGCGCCCCCGCTGTGCCGGCCCAGCAGGGCGTGGAGAAAGATCCCGCCGAAGAGGGCGAAGAGGATACCGAAGAAAATACAGCGGCCGCCTGATTTGCTTTTTTCCAGGCTGCTGGGTTAGGATTCCATTATGTGGTGGTTAGAGCAGAGCACCTTTGAGAGAATGCAGCACGCACACGCGCAGGGGTGGGCCCTCAGTGATGCGCAGCAGCAGCAGTTTGCCGAAGACGCCCTGGCCGCGGCCGAAGGCGCCGCCCTGGATGGCTTGCCCCGCGGCATGCGTGTGGCTGGTAGCACCGCCGAAATTTCGGTGGCTGGTTTGCTCACGCAAAAACGTAGCATTTGGGCGTGGTTTTTTGGTGAGTCAAATACCACCTATGGCCAGATTAATGCCGGCATCGCGACCGCAGACGCCGACCCCAAAATCAAAGAAATCATTTTGAATATTGATAGCCCCGGCGGCGAATTTTACGGGCTATTCGACACCCTGGCCGCGATTTCCGGCGCCCGCAAAAAAGTCACCGCCGTGGTGAATAATATGGGTGCTTCGGCCGCGTATGCAATCGCAGCGCAGGCCGATAAAATCGTGGCAGCGAATCAGGCCACCAGCGTGGGCTCCGTCGGGGTGGTGCAGACCTATTACCTTGACGATACCGTCGTGGACATTACCAGCGATGAGGCCCCCGAAAAACGCCCGGATCCCAAAACCGAAGAGGGCGTGAAGGCCATCAAAAAAAGGTTAAATGATCTGCATGCCATTTTCGTGGATGCCATCGCCGGCGGCCGCAGCGCGGCCACGGGCAAAGAGGTGACCACCGAGCAAGTAAATGAAACGTACGGCCGCGGTGGCGTGCTACTTGCAAAAGATGCGCAGAAAAATGGGATGATTGACAGCATTGCGGCGAAGAAATTGCCGCGGGGTGCTGCCGATTCCCCGTCAAATTCAGAGGCCGCGGCGCGGCCCAATCAAGTGGAGGAAAAAACCATGGATGCAAAGGAACTGCTGGCCCAGCACCCGGAAACCCACGCGGCCGTTTTGGCCCAGGGAAAAACCCAGGGTGTGGAAGCTGAGCGCGCGCGCGTTGCGACCATTACCAAAATGGGCGTAGCTGCTGGCGCTCCCGAGATTGCCCAGAAGGCAATCGAAGACGGCACCCCCGCAAGCGATGACAACCTCATCGGGGATCTGACAGCCAAGAAATTGGAAAACCTGCAGACCACCCAGCGGGCCGAAGAAAACCCGGAAACCGAAGGCGTTACCCATCCCGCGGAAACCACCGAAATGACCGAGGCCGAATTGGCCGCGGCCGTGGATTCCTACGGCGATGACGATGTGGAGGACGCAGAATAATGGCAACCCAACCCACCACCACCATCGAACGCGCGGAAATGCTCATCGAAAACCGGTGGAGCCGTGATGCCATCATCACCGCCACCGGCGCGATTACCATTAAGCGGGGCACCCTGCTGGCGCGTCAAACGTCCACCCAGAAACTGATTCCCTACGTCAAGGGCGGCACCACCGACGGCGACGGCAACTTTGTGGCCGTGGCGTTGGAGGAGCACGTATTCACGGGCGCCGGCGATGCAGCCGCGCGGCCGAGTTTCCAAGGCGATTACCGCAAGCACCTGCTCATCATCCAGGCCGATGGGGATGCCACCAATATCGACGATTCCGTCGTTGATTTGATGGCCGCCCGCGATTGCCGCGCCCGCGACGTTGAACAGACCGCGAAAACGGATCTTTAGGCCGAGCCGGGAAAGGTAAAAAACAATGACGGTAGAACTCAAAAAACAAACCCTGGTCGGCGTATTCAACAAAGTGGCGCCGGTGAATCCATTCTTTTCGAGCATGTTCGCTACCCCGCGTAGCAACCTGATCGATTCCGAAACGGTGCACATGGATTTCCAATCCAATGACCGCCGTGTTTCCATCGCTGTGCCGGGCATTCGCAGCACCGCCCGCGTGCATGAAATGACGCAATTCGTCAACAAAGAGCTGCCCTTTGTGGTGCATAACGATTCTTTCGTGCTGGATGCGTACCAAATGTTTGGACGCAACCCGGGCGTGGATCCTTTCCGCAAAACCGACAACATGGCTACGGCCATCCGTCGGGTGCGCGCGGAAACCCGCATGCTGCTGGACGCAATTCGGCGCGCGAATGAGCTGTATTGCTCCCAGATTTTGCAGACCGGCATCGTCAACGCTGTGGATGCCGCCGGCAACACCATGTATACGGTGGATTTCAATTTGAAGCCTAGCCACAAATTGACTGCCCCCGTCGCGTGGAACAATGCCGCCGCGGATATTGTCAGCGATTTGGACAACGCCAACACCGTGGTGCTGAATGACTCTTTTGAGTCATGCAACCAGGCCATTTTCGGGCGCTTGGCTTACAAGTATTTTCTCGAAAATGATGCCATCAAAGAGCGCCTGAATTTCCGCCGGGCAAATACCATTAACGTGGTGCCTCAGCGCCCCGTAGGTGCCGGCGCCAAATTCCGCGGCCAGATCGATTTGGGCGAAACCATCGTGGATATTCTCACCTATGATGGCCGCTACAAAGACCCGCAGACCGGCACGGTCACCCCGTATATGAACGAAAAGCTCGTCATCATGCGGAACAGTGCCGCGCGGATGGATGGATTCATGGGCGAAGTGCCCCGCCTGGGCAACCCCGAAGGCCAAGTGCTCCGGTATCTGCCGCAGCGTGTGCCGAATTTCCAGGCCGGCCTCTATACGCACATGAATGCCAAACTCACCGACAACCTTATGGCTTTGGAAGTTGAAGTCATGGTCCGGAACGCTTTCCAACCCACGGATCGCGATTCCTTTGCCATCATCGACACCCAAATTCCGTAAGCGGGAATAAAAGGGAAAGGAAACCAAGAGCATGGCCGTACGTTATTTTGTGGCGCCGGGCAAAAGCCTGAGCACCAAGCGGGGGCCCGTGGATGAGCTGGAAGAAGTTTTTCTGCAGGACATCCCGCTGGCAACCGAAGCAGAACAAAAAAAGCGCATTGAAGAGCTGGCCACCGGCGGCACTTTGGTGAAGGGCGATAAACCCCCCAAAGACACCGCTGCCGAAAAAGCCAAATCCGACGCGCTGGAAAAGCTGAAAGCCGAAGCCAAGGCCGCCGAAGAGGCTGCCAAGGCTGCGCGCGAAGAGGCCGACAAGGCGGCAACCGCCGCCAAGAAAGCCACCGGAGCGAAGAAAGAGCAAGCCCGGCAGGATGCCGACGCGGCCGACGCTGCGGCGATTGCTGCAGAGCAGGAAGCCGAAACGCTGGCTGCAAAGCTGGAAGCATTGAAGGGCTGAGCTTTTGAATCTGGTAGATGTTGCCAAAGCCGACCTGGCTATCACCCTAGAGGATAGCCAGGACGGCTTTGGCAAGCCCATCACTTTCACGGACCCCGCCGGAAATACTGGCACCGTGGATGGGCGTTTCACGGAAATAGGGCAGCGAATAGACCCGGAAACCGGCCTGAGCGTTGCCGGGTCTTTTGCCCACGTTTCCGTTGTAATAAATTC